CAACCCGCCGCGCGCAACTGCTCAACGCGCTCATGTCTCGGATCGCTTCCGTTGCGGTCGAATGCGAGAAAATACACGTACTCTTTATTTTTTACTGTCTTGATACGTCCTGATTCTGGTAAATGCAGGGGTCGCGCGGAGATGGACGGGGAGAGCAGGTCGCGGAGTTCTTCGTTCCATTGCGACGGGTGAATGCCGTCCGGCCCGAGTAGTTGCTTGATGACATTCGGCGGGATGGCGGGATCGAATTGCTGCGGCATTACACGACGCCTTTCTTTACGCTCTCTTCAAACTCTTTCGGGTCAATCCCGAGCTTGCGCAACTGCTCTGCGGCAGACATCACGCGCGTTCCGTTCGCCGTCTCTTGCCGCCACGCGAGCGACGGGTCAGATAGCACGCCATCCTCTTGCGTGCTGCTCGTGCTCTTATCTTCCAGAAAGAAACTTTGGCTCTCGCGGTTGTAGCGCAAGCCTGCTTTACGCGCGGCCTTCGCGATCACGAGGTCCGCGCAGTTGTTGCAGTACTCCGCGTAGTCCGCTTGAGCTTTGCGCTGGATTGGCGTGTCGTTGAAGAATGCGCGAATTTCGGGAACCAAATGCTGCCAGTCGGCGGGCAATGCGTCGAGCACTTCGCGCTCAGTGAGTCGCGCGTTTGTTGCGATAGCGAGCGCGACAGTCGCATCTCCGCGCTGGCGAGATTTTTCTTCGTCGGTCAATTCGCGAGGCGTGCCGTCCGCATTTTTCGGTCGATTGTCAGGAGGAGGAGTTTTGCCCGCTTCGGCTTTGATGCCGTCCCAATCGCTTTTGAGCGCGGTCAAACCGTCGGACAGTGGCTTCACGCGCTCGTCCACGACTGCCGTGAAGCGTTCAAGCAGCGCGTCCATCTCCGCCTTGCTTTGCTCTTCGGGAGTTTTTGTCGCGTCGGGCTTGTGCTTGTCAAACCAACCCATTTCGGTACTAGGCCTCTGGCGACGGAGAGTAAACTCGCGTACTAGAACTTGTCAAGCGATTATTTTCCAAACGTACAAGAAACTTTTTCCAACTCTCCAGAGTGACTACGTAGCACTGCCCATTCGAGAGTCGCAAAGTGATTCGTTTTGGGAAGTTTCGCGGGACCGTGGTGAGCAATTTAATGCGCCTCAATCCACTCGCGCAATTCGCCAGGCAGGTCGCGCATGCGCTCTAGTACGGCGATTTGCCCGCGACAGAAGTTTGTTAACTCCATAGTAGGAGTGACATGCACGACATCATACTCCAGACTCACCCGGAGCGCCTCCAGGTCCGCCAGCATTCGGAGGAAGCTGGGGTGCTGCACCAGGGACTGCGCTTGCTCCGCGTCCGCGAATAAGAGCGGCCATCTGCGCGAGTCGGTCGGCTGGTTGGGGTTGCTGTCCACCTTGCGGCGCTTTGGCATTGGGCGGTTGCTCCTGCTCTGCGGGAAAGTCTACGTTGGGCACAAACTCTTCGGGCGAATCGGATAGTTGGAAGTCGCGCACGATCTGCTGCATCAGGTGTACTTTTCCGATAGTTTGTTCCTTCAGCCACTTGCGATAGTACGGCGGCAGTCCTTCGTTTGCCATCGCCTGAATCGCGCTGGACATGGCCTTGATGTACGCATCGAGCGCGCCGTTCAGCAAGATTTCGTTTTGCTTGGTGACTTCCTTGTTCGCGCTCGCCGTCGCCGCTCGAATCGGGATGCGCACTTTGCGCTCCAGAAAATCCGAAAGCGCCTCTTCGAGCAACTTGTCGTCGAGTCCGAATAGCGAACCCTTGCTCCCAAGGCCCATCGCGCCGTACATGTCCGTCAACAAGCCGATGAGTTTTACGTGCGAGTGACGGAAGTCCGATGTGCGGTGATTGTTGCGCGAGTTCGACTCCTGCAACACCGCCATCGTGCCCATGCTCCCGAACTGGCCTTTCTTGTTCGTCGTTCCCGCGCCCTGGCCTCCGACCGGCGGGCCAACTCCGAACCGTTCGCGCGCTTGCTGAATCATGGCCGCTTCGTTCTGCATGGACAGTTGACCAGCATCGACATTGCCGACTGCGAAATGCTCAAACTCTCCGGTTCCGAACGGGAGCGTCGCGCCCGGAAAAACTTTCATGTTTTTGTCGATGTTGCGATTTTGCGGGGAAAGTCGATTCAGCCCGAGCATCATCCACGTCGTCGCGTCGTTGCGCATGTTCTTCGCCGTAGAGATTTCGTCTTGGAAATAGCTGCCCATGTCCGCGAACCCTCGGCCATTCATGCCGTGCTCGCCTAACGAAAGCCGCGTACGGATCAAGGGGATCTGGTTTTCGGGGATGAAGTTGAAAACCTGATTCAGCATCGTTTTCGTTTCTTTGTGGAACCACGCGATGAGCCGATATTTTTTCCTGCCGACGTACCAGTAGAAATAACACTCGAAAACGTCCCACTCCGCGAGGATGCGGTCCTCGGTTGCCACGACTCCCTTGCGCGCATTCTCCCGCTTGCGCACGTCGTTCGGCCCGTAGCGGTCGGGCTTGTCGAGAATCTTTTCGACTTCTGCTTTTTTGTACAGGCCCTTGAACACTCGCTCTTGTAAGTCGCGACGATTCAGGCACGGTACGCGACGCGCGAGAAACACGGAATCTTCTGGCGTGTTCGCTTCGGGATCGTAGAGCACATCCTCGTCGCGCAAGTTGAGAACTTTCGGGCCTTCGTACAGCGTGTCTTGCTTAAACTCGTTTCCCTTTCGGCTATTGTTTTCACGGTAGCCGATGTGAACCATCTCGACGCGCTTCTCAGGAACGACGCAAGTCCACGCGGTTCCTAGGTCCGTGCTGTCGTGGAACCATAAATTTTCTACGCGATACAAATCCAATTCGTTCGCATCGTACGACACGTAATCCATGAATTGCTCTAGCAGTCGCGCTTTCGTGGTGTTGTGGTGCGCCTCGGCGGAATCTTTGGGCTTCGTGAAATAGCGGTACTGGATAATCGGCGCGATGGCCCAGATGAGTTGAATCACCCGCGCGGAAAGTTCGTCGCTGGATTCCCCGATGATCGGGTGTACTAGGTTGGAACAGTTCTCGAAAGGCCAACTCTTATTTTCGTCGCGCGGCTTGCCGCTCGCGAGCCGCCGCCACTCGGGTACTTTGTGCTTGTGCCGATTCTCCAGTTGTTTTTGGCGAACGTCGATTTGCTCCCAAACCCACTTTTTGATTTCTTCATCGACGGATTCGCCAAACGTCGTGGAGCGCATCTCGAAGTCCCGCGTCGCGCGGTAGGAAAGTTTTGGCTTTGCCGCGTCAGGAGCGGTTGCGATCTGCGGGATTTGCGGGACTGCGGTTGCCATGACGCGCGAGTCTAGCAAGTCTGCGGGCTAATATCCACCGGAACCTGAATTGCGCGAAGCGAACGCTTGTTGCTGCGCGAGAAACCATTCCGCCAAGTCGCGCCGCCGGATGCTGTCGAGCGTGTTGGGAATCATGCCTACCGCGTTGAGCACTTCGACCGCGCCGCCAGGGTACGACTCGTACTCCGCGAAAAACTCTTTGAACGACGGGTGACACCAGAACTGGTGATTGCGGAAAAGAGATTGCAGGCTTTCGATGCGGTAACTCTGCCCGCTTTCCGACTCGTCGCACTCCAGTTCGATCACACGCAGCGCGTTTTTCTTGTCGCGACGGTTGCGCTCATCGAGATAAAACTTCATCGACTCTGCCGCTTTCTTTTCGAGATAAAACTCCGTGACTCCCAACGGCGCGGCGAGTTTGTAAATCAAATCGAGTAGAGTTCCGTGCATGAACTTCCCGACTTCGAGCCTAAGTAAATAAATCCAGTCGCGCTCGCTGTCGTATCCCGCGACGAGTACCACATGATTCGGACGGCGGCGTTGCGGGTCCGCGAGATTCACAATCATACGCTTGTGCAGCACGCCTACGTTCACGTCGGGAATCGGCTCGCCGTCGTAGACGTGATGTCGTAGCAGTAAGAAATTCCGCACGTCATCCTTCCCAAATTCCGGGTGCGCCTCTTTGTACTCGTACTTGCGCAACCATGACGGCTTGAAGAGACAATCTTCGGGAAGCGTGGTTTTATTCCTGTAGAAGTGTACGTAGTCGTAACCCTTACCTTCAATCGCGAGCGTCTCGCGCTGCTTGTTCAATCGCTCCATCGACCACTCTTCCGGGAAGATTGGAACACCGTGCACGGGATGCAACTCGCAGCACCCGCCCTCCGCGTCGTGCGTCTCAAAAATAAATTCGGGATGGTTCGCGCGAATCAGGCTGTTGAGGTCCATGTGCCCCCAACGATTCCCGATGACCAGTTGACGACCGAGGCCCGAGCGCGTGAACGCGACGGGATCAAAGCGCGTCGTCGTTTGTTTCCACCAGCGATAGGTGTCGATCATAATTGACCCGTCGCCGTGCAGCATGTTGTCTTGCGCCGCTTTCCCCACGCTGTCATCGTTAATGATTTGTTTAACGTGAATCCCTTGTAACGCTTGACCAACGCTGCGCAACTCGAACGTCGCCGTCGTGAGGTCCATCGGCTGATTGCGGTCGCGCGCTTGCAGTTTGCTGTGATTATTCCAGAGCGTATCGCTTGTGGGAATCAAATCGCTAAACACAAACCGGAATAGATCGTTGTGCAGGTAGTGTTCGTCAATCGCCTTTCCCATCGCGACGACGCGCGAACTGGTCTCGTGCGTGATGAGTGTCCGCGAGTTTTGCTCATGCAGTGAGCGCATCTTTCGGAGCCACTCGTCGTCGTACCCAAGCCCGCCCATTAAATCTTCGTCGCGGTTCGTGAAGCCAAGCGACCACCACATCGAGAGGCCCTCGACGCCGCACGTTGTCTTGAAGTGCGACATGGGAATCTCGAACACGAGATGTAAGTCTTCGGTCTCCAGCGTGGAGCACATGTACCAGTGAAGTTTCGCAAGACGATGCTTTTTCAAAACGAAGTGTGTGAAGAAAAATAAACTGCCGAGCGAGTTCAGGCGCACCGCATCTTTGTAAGCCTGCGCGTCATCTTTCGGGATTGGAAGTAACTGCCACTTCATCGCGGTCACTTGTCGTTGTACGGTAATTTGTCGTCCGCCTTCGGGAACGGTGCTCCCGGCTCAAAGCGAAACGTTCGGATGTTAAATCTACACTCCGTCATTCCCATGCGGCCATCTCGACTTTTCAAAATGAAAACGCGCGCTTCCGTTTCTTCGCCAGCCAAGTCTTGCACGTAGGGGCGGTCCACGTAGAGAATTATGCTCGCATGTTTCGACTTCGCTCCAGATCCGTACAACCGTTGCAGCGTCGGGTGCATTCTATCTTTCTCGTCAAGAGACTTGCGCAACTGAGAAACAATAATCACGGGGATGCGCAACTCCATCGCGAGCGCCTTCAGCGACCGGATAAGCACCCGCTGTTGGTCCCATTCGTCTTTACCTTGAACCTCGACAAGTTCGTCATAGTCCACGATAATTCCGCCGATTTCATTCTTTGACGACATAGTGCGAGCCGCAAGTCGAATCCGAGCAAGGGACAACTCACCGTCTAAGATTCGGCAACTTTTGCATTGACGCCCAGTGGCATCAATCAACTCTGTCGTATCGCGAGCGTCTAAGTACTCTGGCCGACGGATTTTTGCGTAGTCAACGCGGGAGTCGGAGCACAGCACGCGAGCCATCAGATGCTCAGCCAGCATTTCTCCAGAGCAGTACAGCACGTGGTGTCCTGCCTCGCAAGCGGTACGCCCGATTTGCAGCGCGAAGAAAGTTT